TTGCAAACAGCCCACTAGAGAAGTGGACTGGAAGTATCAAAACGAATTACATAAAGACTGGATTGCTAGCGGTAAAGCAGTCAAACAAGGATGGAGCAGTATATGAAAAAGGATTCCAGATTAACCCGTGCTGGTGTATCTGGCTATAACAAGCCTAAACGTACCCCTAACCATCCCAAGAAGTCACACGTAGTTGTGGCTAAAGAGGGAACACAAGTCAAGACTATTCGTTTTGGTCAGCAAGGTGTATCTGGTTCTCCTAAGAAGACTGGTGAGTCTGCATCTTATGCAGCACGGCGCAAGTCCTTTAAAGCAAGACATGCTAAGAATATTGCCAAAGGCAAACTAAGTGCAGCCTACTGGGCAGATAAGGTGAAATGGTAATGGGTATTCTATTAAACGATTTAACTGATGAGGTGTTGATTAACCTTGCAGGTTACACAATTCAGCAAGACAAGGCTACACACTTAACAGCACCTATCTCTACAACTACATCTACTATTGCATCACCTACTATCTTTAGTGTGGCTGATGCTCAGCGCCTTGGCTCTGGTATTGTTGAAGTTGACGATGAACTGCTATGGGTAGATAGCGTAGACCGTATCTCTAATACTGGAACAGTCTCCCCTTATGGTCGAGGCTTTATGGGTTCTACTGCTGCTACACATGATGCTGGTTCTAAGGTAACTATCTCACCCACATTTCCTAAGCACGTTGTAAAGCGTGCTATTCAAGACACTATTCGTGCAATGGGTTCTGCCATCTTTGCGGTAAAGCAAACATCTTTTACATTTAGCAGCACAATTGTAAACACATACGAACTAGACAATAAGAACATTCAAAACATTTTAACTATGCACTGGCAAGATATTGGCTCTAGCGGAGAGTGGATTCGCGTTAAGCGTTGGGACTTTGATGCTTTCCCAGATACTGATACTTGGGGCGCAGGAGCGCAAACAGTAACTATTGGGGACAGAATTGCTTCAGGCCGTAAGGTAAAGGTTGTTTATGCTACAGCCCCTGGAACTTTATCTACATCATCTACAGATTCATTTACTACACAGACTGGATTGCCAGAGTCTTGCCGAGACGTTGTAGTACTTGGTGCTTCATACCGTTTAATTGCATATCTAGACCCAGCCCGTACTGGTGCACAGTCACCACAGGCTGATGAAACCGATAACAAGCGTACCTTTGGTTCAGCCACTAATGCGTATCGCCAACTCTTTGCTCTTTACAACCAGCGTCTATCCGAAGAAACGCTGTCGCAACAACAACAATACCCGCCACGAGTTCACTTCAGCCGATAGGAAGATTGAATGCCAACTAGAAAATACTCATCCCGTTCCCAGCAAACCACCCTTACTGCTGGAATTAACTCAAGCGTCACTTCTGCTACAGTCGTATCTGGAAGTGCGCTACTTGGTGGTATTACAATTTCTGCTGGTGAGATATTCACAGTAGTTATTGACCCAGATACAGCCCTTGAAGAAATTGTAGATGTTACGGCGGTTAGCACTAATACGCTAACCATGGTCCGTGCCATTGATGGTTCAACTGGACAGGCTCACTCTGCTGGTGCAGTGGTTCGACACATGGCAATTGGTCGTGACTATCGTGAAGCCAACGCTCACGTTGAGAATACAACTACTGCACATGGGTTAACCATTGCTAATGTCCTTGAGACAACAGATACAAATATGATTACCACAGCAATGCTTCAGTCAAATGCTGTGACTACTGCAAAGATTACCGACCTTAATGTTACAACTGGTAAGTTGGCAGATGGTGCTGTTACTTCGGCTAAGATTGCAGACCTAGGTATTGCTACTGGAGATATTGCAGACTCAGCCATTACAAGTGGCAAGATTGCAACTGGTGCTGTTGGTACAACTAAGATTGATGACTTGTCAGTAACAGAAGGTAAGTTAGCACCTAACGCGGTTACATCAGCCAAGATTGCCGATGGCACAATTGTTGCTGGCGATTTAGCAGATGGAGCAGTTACATCTGCTAAGATTTTAGATGGAACAATTGTAAATGATGACATCAACGCAACAGCGGCTATTGCTTCTACCAAGATTGCGGGAACTGCGGTAACACAGGCTGACACAGGTACTGTTACAAGTACAATGATTTTAAATGGCACTATTGTAAATGCTGACATTAATGCTACAGCAGCCATTGATAAAACAAAGATTTCAGGCACAGCAATTACTGCTGCAGATACTGGCACTGTTACATCAACTATGATTCTTGATGGAACTATTGCCAACGCAGATGTTTCTGCTACTGCCGCTATTGCTAAGACTAAGTTAGACCTTGGTGGAACTATTACTTCTGCTGACTTAGTAGATGGAACTATTGTTAACGCAGACATTAATGCTTCTGCTGCAATTGCACTATCTAAGTTGGCTACAGACCCACTAGCCCGTGCTAACCATACTGGTACTCAAACAGCGTCTACTATTTCAGATTTTGACACACAGGTTCGCACTAATCGTTTAGACCAACTAGCAGTACCTACTGCAGCCGTTGCTCTAAATGCTCAGAAAATTACAGGACTTGCAGACCCAACTAATGCTCAGGATGCAGTAACTCTTAACTACATTACAACCCAAAAGGGTGCAGCAAACGGTCTTGCAGAACTTGATGGTTCAGGGTTAGTTCCAACCCATCACCTTCCAGCACTGGCTATTACTACAACTCAAGTGGTTGCAAGCCAAGCAGCAATGCTTGCATTGACTGCACAGATTGGTGACGTTGCGGTTCGCACAGATGTCAACAAGTCATTTATTCTTACGGCAACACCAGCAACTACACTAGGTAACTGGCAGGAACTTCTTACTCCAACAGATTCAGTTTTATCCGTAGATGGAAGTACAGGTGCAGTTAGTCTTTCTGGTACTTATCTTAACCGCACAACTGGTCAGTTACTAGGAACACTAGATGCCAATACTCATAAGATTACAAATCTAGGTACACCTACTGCTACTGGAGATGCAGCAACTAAAGATTATGTAGATACAGTTGCAGGCTCTGCTACTGCTGCAGCGGCAAGTGCTGCCGCTGCTGCCGCTTCATATGACTCCTTTGATGACCGCTACCTAGGTGCAAAGGCTTCTGCCCCAACATTAGATAATGATGGTAACGCTCTTGTTACTGGTGCTCTTTATTGGAACTCAGTATCTAATACAATGTTTGCTTGGTCAGGTTCTGCTTGGGGTTCTATCTCTTCAACTGCAGCAATCTACCGTTACCGTTACACAGCAACTGGTGGAGAAACCTCAAAGTCAGGTACTGACGATAATGGATTAACTCTTGCTTACCTTGCAGGTTATGAGCAGGTATACCTAAACGGTGTACTTCTTGCTCGCACATCTGACTACACAGCAACCAACGGAACAAGCATCACGTCTCTTGCAGCACTGGCTTCTGGAGACATACTTGAAATTATTACCTTTACAGCATTTGATTTGGCTACAGCAATCCCTAACACAGTTATGGACGCTAAGGGTGACCTTATCGTAGGAACTGCAGCAGATACTGTAGGCAAAATTACTGTTGGAACTAACGGACAATACTTAAGTGCAGACTCAGCAACTGCTACTGGTCTATCTTGGGTAACACCTGCTGCTGGCTACTCAGCACCAACTCTAGGTTCAACATCTATTGCATCAGGTGCAACAGTAACAACAATCGCTGGTCTAACCCTAACAGCACCAACATTAACTGGAACAGTAACTGCATCAGGTGATATTAACCTATCTGCTGCAAATGGACCAGGAAGTTTAATTGACGAACTAACGCTCCTACTAATGGGTGCCCTCTAAACGAAAGGTAGTAACTAATGGCTACATTAACTAAAGCGCTGTTCCGTGGAGCAGCAACAACTACAACAACTACGGTGCTATACACAGTACCTGCATCTACTACTACAGTAGTATCAAATATCGCAGTAACTAATACTGGTTCATCAGCATATACATTTACGCTTGGTATGGGTACGGCTGGGGCTAACACAGCGTTGCATACTACATCAGCAATTGCTGCTAACTCAACTGCATACATTGACCTAAAGCAAGTACTTGCTACAACTAACACCATTACTGGTGGAGCATCTAACGTAGCAGTATCATTTCACATCAGCGGAGTGGAGATTTCCTAATGGCATCAACAGTATTCCCAGCCGCTGGTGGCGGCGTAACTCAGAAAGTTCAAGAATTTACAGCAACTGGTACATTTACTGCTCCATCTAACACCTCTGCTGTTGAAATATTTTTAGTTGCTGGTGGCGGTGCTGCAGGCAATGGTTCAAATACAGCCACCAATAATGGTGGTGGCGGCGGTGGCGGTGGAATTGTACGCCGAACAATAACAGTAACCCCAGGAACTTCTTATACTGTAACTATTGGTGCAGGTGGAACAGCATCTGGAAGTTCTGCGTCAAACGGTGGAAATGGTTCTGATAGTACTTTTGGTGCTTTAGCAACTGCTGTTGGTGGTGGCGGTGGCGGTGGCACTGGACTTAGCGGCTCTGATGGCGGTTGCGGTGGTGGTGGTGGCACGCAGGGTACAGGTGCGTCTGGCGGTGGCGGTGGAGCAGGACAAAGTGGTCCATTAGGTGCTGACATTGGTGCTGCTGGTGGGGCAGGTTCTCAAGGTGGAACTGGAAGTGCATCCGCAAATAGTGGTGGTAGTTCTAGTTCTAATGGTGGAGTTGGAATTGATGGTTTTGGCGGTGGTGGTGGTGGAACTAATTACAACAGTTCTAACTTTCATTATATGCCAGCAGGTTCTAGTGGCGGAGGAACTACTGCATCTGCAAATAATACTGGCGGTGCAGGTGCTGCAAACAAAGGCGGCGGAGGTGCTGCAGGTCATAATAGCGGTTCTTCGTGGCAAACTGGTGGCGCTGGCGGTTCTGGTTATTGTCGTGTTACATACTGGTCATAAGGAGAAAATACAATGGCACATTTTGCAGAAATAGATTCAAACAACAAAGTAGTTAGAGTACTTGTGGTAGCAAATGAACACGAACATCGTGGACAAGAGTTCCTTGCAAACGATTGTAACCTAGGTGGAACTTGGGTTCAAACATCTTACAACGCTAATTTTGGTGGCAAGTATGCTGGTATTGGTGATACTTGGGATGGTACTAATTTTATTGAAGTTCCTGCACCAACTCCAGAACCTGAGGATAACTAATGACTAAAGCCCGTGACCTAGCCAATGCTTCAACAGCATTATCGGCTGTATCAGCAACTGAACTAGGCTATGTAGATGGTGTTACCTCTGCTATCCAGACACAGTTAGATGCTAAGTTAGCATCATCTACTGCAGCGACTACCTATCAAGCAATTAATACCAATGTATCTACAACTGAACTTGGTTACCTAGATGGAGTCACATCTGCTATTCAAACGCAGTTGAACCAAAAGCCAGAAGTGTTTGCTGGTAAAAACGCAGTCTATAACTCAGGCTTTGACATAGCACAAAGAGGCACATCATTTACTGGATTATCAGGAGTAGATTACACACTAGACCGTTGGGTATCGTGGGCACAAACTGGTGGTCAATCAAGTTATGTAAGCCGAGAAAGCGTAGGTAATTTATCAGTAACTCCAAACCAAGCAATTCGTTATTGTGGTCGTTTTGGTCGCACATCAGGCAATACAAGTACAGGCGCAAGGGCAGTTTTTCAAACTTTAGAGACTGCCGACTCAATTCGTTTTGCTGGAAAAACTATAACAATGTCGTTTTATGCTAGAGCAGGTTCAGGTTTTACACCAACAAGTGGCGGAGTAAATTGTTACGTAATTTCTGGAACTGGTACAGACCAAATTTATTACAGTTTTACTGGTGGTGTAGTTGTTGCGACCAGTACCGTATCAACTACAACCTCTTGGCAACGCTTTAGTATTACTGGAACAGTCGCTACAAATGCTACAGAATTAGCAATTTTATTTAACTGGTCACCAGTTGGTACAGCAGGTGCTAATGATTATGTAGAAATTACTGGCGTTCAATTAGAAGAAGGCTCAGTGGCCACACCATTTAGCCGTCAAAATGCTACTATCCAGGGTGAACTTGCAGCGTGCCAGCGTTACTACTATCAGATTGGTCCAGGTGCTGCTTATGCCTCTTTTGGTATAGGTGGATTCCATACTGCATCTAACAGTTTTATGTTTATTATTAATACTCCAGTTGTAATGAGAGTAGTTCCAACATTTACTACTTTGGGTAATTTTCAAACAAACGGAACAGGTATCTCGCTTACTGGTCTTGGGTTTAATGGTACTTATTCAAACTCTGCTTCGTATAACGGACAAGCCAATTGCTCTGGTGCAACAACAGGTTTTGGTTCTAGTATTCGTAACACTGACGACACAACCGCTAAAATGATGTTTAGTTCAGAACTATAGGAGATATGATGACTGACTTTGTAAGAACATATACAGAACGCTTCAATGAAGATGGTTCATTATTTTCCATTCAAACATTTAATGAGGATGGTAGCGAGTCAAACATTCCACCTGTTTTGGGTAACTCAGATTATCAGCGTTACCTTGCTTGGTTAGAGAATCCAGAAGCGGCACTATCCACACCAAATGTGTAACTAAATAGATTATCCCTGAGTATGGATTTAAACTGCTCATTAATTTTATAATACAAAGGAGACATGGTGGCTGGTAGAGATATTACCGAAGGTCGTGCCGAACGGGCTATTGCCGTAGATGTGGGTGTAGTTTCATCTACTTCTATCTGGCAGAACACTGATATAGCCTATGACATTGCTATTGGCGGACTGCCTTTTATCCTAGCCACAAACAATGAGCGTCCATACGGACGTAGAACTGCACCATTTAAGAAAGACCAGTTTGATTCTACTAACGAACCAGGTGAGCAATCACTTACTGGTTGGTGGATTCGCTCACAAATGTCTTTTCATGGCGGTTCTGGTATTAACTTCTTTGACCCTGCAACTAACGATGAGAACGGACACTATCGATTTGCAGATAGCAAAGGCTTAAATGTCTGGACTAAAGGACAGGTAACGCTACTTAATAATGTTACCCAGACCCACAATGTAACTGGTGCACTGCGTGCAACTGGCAGAACATTCCAGACCATGCGCTCTATTAAGTGGAGTGGTACTCCAGGAGTGCTTGTTCATGACGAGTATGACGTAGATAAGATTGATACTTCCGGAACTGTTACTCACTTTATTGACTACAATGCTGGTACTGATTCACCAGTCCATGCTATTTGTGATGATGGTACTACTGCATACTGGATTACTAATACTGCTACAAAGAAAACTGTATACAAAAAAGCATTGACTGGTACATCTGGTACTGCTAATACATTTATGTTTGATGAAATTGGCACAATCTCTAATGCAATTATGGAGTATGTCAAAGACCGTATTGTTATGTGTGCTGACAACAAAGTGTATGAGTTTGCTGCATCAGCAACAGCAATGCCAACAGCACTCTACACACACCCAGTAACTAGCCATACCTACACCAGCATTACAGCATCAGGCCCAGCAATTTATATCGCTGGCTTTAATGGTATCCAGTCTACTATTCAGAAGTTTACACTTAACACATCAGGTTCTATGCCAACTCTTACCTCTGCGGTTGTGGCTGCTGAACTTCCAGTAGGCGAAATTGTGCACAGGATTTATTACTATCTTGGGTACATGATGATTGGTACTGATAAAGGTATCCGCATTGCTACTGTTAATGACCAAGATGGTTCTATTTCATACGGCCCACTAGTGGTTGAGACTACTCAACCTTGCTATGACTTTGCTGCCCGTGACCATTATGTCTGGTGTGCTACCTCTGTTAATGGTGAGCCTGGAGTTATTCGTGTTGACTTATCTACTGAGATTGAACCGCTCCGATTTGCATGGGCAAATGATGTTTACTATGACGGAGTAACTGGTCACCATACAACTGCTTGTGCTTTTGCTAATGGTACTGACCGACTTGCTTTCTGTACTGATTATGCAAGTGGTGCTGACGGCTATGTTTACATGGAAGATGACACAACCCTACGTACTACTGGCTATCTAACAACAGGTAACATTAGATACGGAACTCTTGAGCCTAAAAACTTTAAGCGTCTATTAGGACGCGGCGACTTTACTTATGGTTCTATGACATTAGAAACTGTAGATTCAGATGGAGCAGAGTATGACCACATCTCATACGATTCATCAGTACCGCCAGTGGAGGTAACAACCTCCAACCCAGCAACGGCTCAGGAATATGTAGCCTATAAGTTTATTATGTACCGCGATGGTACTACCTCATCTCTTGGCCCAGTATTTAAGGGCTATCAGGCAAAGGCAACTATTGCTACGCCACGACAAAGACTTGTCAGTCACTATGTCTACTGCTTTGATGAGGAAACAGATAAGAATAATTCTCGTACTGGTTACTCGGGACGAGCCTATGACCGTATCGTTGCATTGGAAACAATTGAAGAGAACGGCGACATAGTTACATGGCAAGACCTGAATACTGGCGAATCTCGTCAGGTTCAGATTGAAGGAATCAACTTAACAAATACTACCCCGCCAGATAAAAACTCTACAGGTTTTGGTGGCATATTGGAGATTGTGGTGAGGACAGTATAATGACTGCAGCAAACTGGGCTGGCTTAATCGTATCTATTATTGCAATTGCATCAGCATTTGCTGGCTCGGTTCGATGGTTAGTTAAGCATTACTTGTATGAACTTAAGCCAAACTCTGGCAGTAGTCTAAAAGATTCTGTTAATAGATTGGAGCGACAAGTTGAAGAGATTTATCGCATCCTTCTTACTCGCAATAACTCTTAGTGGTTGTGGTTATCAAGGCTGGGTTCGTTATCCATGCCAAGAGTTTGAAAACTGGGAAGCCCCAGAATGTAATCCACCTCAGTGTGAGGTGACAGGTACTTGTTCCGCTGACTTATTACCAGAGGTATTTGATGAAACGCCCTGAAAGATATACGCCTGAAGAACTACACGCTAGATTGATTGTCAGTATTGGCATCATCTTAGCAATTGTATTTGCTGGCTCAGTGTTCTCTTTACTGTGGGCACTGGTATTTGTAACTCAGCCTATGAAACAAGCGCCTAATGATGCAGCCTTTATTGACCTTGTGTCTACCCTGACTGTGTTCCTTACTGGAACGCTGGCTGGTATTGTATCTGCTAACGGACTAAAGAGTAAGAAGAAGGAAGATGAATCAAAATGAAGCCTGTTGCCAAGAAAGCCACACCTGCCGCTATTGCTGTCCTTCGACAAGCCACAGCGATAGTGCCATTGCGTATGAAAGCATCGGATGGACTTCTGCCGTCCAACGCTCATTTGATGCAGAGTCCAACCAGCGACCATAACACTGGTCATGCTGTTGACTTAACGCATGACCCTAAGAATGGAATTGATTGTGCTGAAATTTTTGAAAAACTTAAAGAGGATAAGCGTGTCAAGTACCTTATCTTCAAGGGACAAATCTGGTCTAAAGAAAAATCTAAGTTGGGAAACAGACGGTACACTGGGAGTAATCCTCATAATAAGCATCTACATATTTCTATTAACTCCACTATGGGTGCCGATACTTCTCCATGGTTTTGGTGGATGAATCAACCTAAGATAGTTAATCAAGTAGTAGCAAAGGTATTGCCTGTACCTGTAAAGAAGGCATACAAAACTGAAGTTTGTACCTGCTGCAAAGTGCACGGGGCAAAGCAATAATAGGAGGAAACAATGGAACAATTTAAGCAACTCGGACTAACATGGTTCCGTGCTGCAGCATCTGCTGCGATTGCACTGTACCTTGCTGGTGAGACGGACCTTAAGACTCTTGGTGCTGCAGCCCTTGCAGGCTTCGCTGGACCACTACTTAAGTGGCTAGACCCATCTGCAACACAGTTTGGTCGCGGTTCAAAGTAACCATTTAAGGGGCCTAGCAGGCCCATAGACACAAGAAACCCCCAGAACTGGTATCTCTACCAGCACTGGGGGCTTTTTGTCATTTACGCATTGTATTTATTATATCTTCAATCTTAATAAGGTAGCCCTTACTAGGATTCGGAGGTATGTTGCAAGTAATGGCTCTTCCCCTAGCCGTTACTACTTGCTTTAGTACTTCCGTTGGCACTATGAAGGTTGCCCCCTCCAGCACGAAAGCCCAGTATGCAGCCTTAGTACTGGACAACCCTGATAGATACCAATTCTCATTGTTGTGTGACCAGCAAACTGTTTCAATGTATACATTGCCAGTTTCTTTCCATCTTAAATCTGTCTTGACTTCTACTGTAGCACCACCTGTTAGTAGTTGTTCTACTAACCCTTCTCCTTTTTGACCTACCGATAAGTCTAGGTCGAAGTCAGATAACTTTACCGTACTCATGTATCTCCCATGCTAGACCGATTGGTTTAGGTGTTATGTTTAGTTTTCTACGTAGTTGTAGTCTTGTTCTAGGTGTAGTTCCTGCCCAGTATCCTTGCACTGAATGATGCAAAGAATATTCTAGGCATTGTTGTTTTACTGGACATCCTGAACAGATTTTTTTGAGAAGGTTTGCTTCCCTATATCCTGGCTCATCATCTTCGCAAAACCACATCTCTGTGTCTGTTCCGCGACAGGCTGGAGTATCTGTCCATTGAGGGTATCTCACTTTTTATATTTCCAATCAACCCACGTATCAAAGGCTCTACCAATAATAATACCAACCATTAAACCAATTAAAAAAGTTTCCATTCTATCCTCCTGTTGAGTAGAAACCTGTGCCATTGAACTTGATGGCTGGTGCTGACCATACACGCTGCATAGTTTCACCACAAGTTGGGCAGGCTGGTGGGATGTTCTCGTTAATCTCCATTACTTCTGTGCAGCATTCACATTTAAAATCAAATAGTGGCATTAGATAGTGTCCTCGTTTTTTGGGTAAGGTAATGTGACCATTGACCCACAGTTAACGCACTCTCCATCAAGGAAATAAAAGCATAGTTCACCCTCGTCAAATGCAACAAGCGCATGAAATACATCCCCTCCACATATGCAAACATCTCCAATAGATTCTCCTCGCAAGTCCATAGCGTGCGAGTAATCCGTTGGGTGTAGTAACTCTCTGATTTCTTTGACATTATCATTCTCCTGATTCGTCATCATCTGCCTCTACTAAAGTATCTTCCTCTGCATACGGCCTATGCCCACCAAGATTTCTGATTAGACTACTGATTGCCCGCTGTACTTTCATGCGAGCACCATCTGGAGTAGTAGATAGTTCACTTGCTAAGTCACTCCACTCAACATTTTCTGCTGAGTATTTAATACGAAGCACGTTTTGTTTTGCATCTGATAATCTGTAGTAGGCAGTGGCTATATCTGAGCGAAGTACTAACCAGTTATTGGTGTCATTGCTTTCACCTTTAGAGAATTTGTAGTTTAAGTCTTTGATTGCTACTGGAATCTCATATGATTCTGCAATGATAGATGGTAGGAAGGCTTCGATAACTGATGAGTTGTAGTAGTACAGGTCAAGGATTTCATAGCCAATTTTTCTAGCCTTCTCCCGCTCACAGTACTTAATGGCTGCATTGCGTAGAGACCTGGCTATTAACTTGTCTCTGTCTTTCTGCTCTAACTCTGACCACTCTTTGTATTTTTGTGGATGAGAAACAAACCACAGCCATAGCACCTGTTGTATGTCTGATTGCTCAGTCATTTGGTACTTGCGGTGGTACTCAGCAGCAAGGGCTGTAACCATTGCCTCGTACTCATCTACATACATTAACTAGTTAACGCCTTCCCACTGTCCTCTTTGTACCAATAGTCCGATTATTGCATAGTTTGCTAGGTCAATAAAGGAATCTTGTATAGATTCATAGTTGGGCGTGTCGTTGTTTTTATAGTAAAGATTCTCTAGCCGTGCCATCTTGTCATGCATGCGGACAAGCAGCCCATTCATCGCTCCGCCTGGAGCGTTGGAGATATTTAACGGTCCATAGTCTGCATGTTTACGTACCATAATTACACGCAGTTCTTTTAGAATATCTTCAAAGTCATTCGGGTCTTTCATTGAGTATCTCCTTTGCCTCTATATCGAACTTATGCATTGCTTCTGCCACTAATAGTTCCTCAACTGTCTCGTTACCATTGCCTGTAACTGCGGCTACTATCATAGTAGCAATCATAGTCAGCATTTTCTTTGCCATTTTTGGGTCTTTGTCAAGCATTTCTGCTACATCACCTAGTGCATTGAGTAAATCTAGCCCTCGTTTATCTGATACTGGCAGCCCAATAAGCCGTGGATGTTCTTTAATGTACTTCCATACATCATCTTCTTTAGGTATTGAGGCATCTGGCGATTCGCTCATTGATAAAATCTACTCCCTCTTTATGCACGATACTATTTACATCGTGGCCTTCTGGCATCTGGATGATATTAACATTACCCAACTCTTTGCTTATCTTCTTGCCGAACTCTAGACCTGGTGCATCGCCATCTGCTAACACGATTACTGTATCAAAATCATCTAGGATTCTTGTATAGAATGGCTTCCAATTGTTTGCACCTGGAATACCTACTGATGGGTGATTACTTTTAACGCTGAGTGTAATGCAGTCTATCTCACCTTCGGTGACACAGATGTAATCTGATGCTGTTAGTACTACCTGTGCATTGAACATGCTGGTCTTAGCACCTGGCATACCCATATACTTTGGGTCTGCTCCGTTCATTGCTCTGAATCTAATATCTACCACGCCTGATGGCGTGATGTATGGAATGGCTAACCTATCCATATACTGTTCATGACCTGGAAGAGCGTCCCTTACTACTCCCAAATGAAATCGCTGCGCCTCTGCGACCGAGAGATTGCGTGTTGCCAGATATTCTGTTGCTAAATGTATCTGGTTTGCGTACTGCTGCGCCGCCTGCAAGAGAAATTGTCTGTGCGAATTTGATAGCCTCACGATATGTACCTCCTTCCTTTTGGATAATTAAGTCGTATACATCTCCACCTACACCACAGCCATGGCATTTAAATCTACCCTCATCAAAGTTTAGACCTGCTGATGCATGACTGTCATCGTGGAATGGGCATTTTATTTTGCGCCAACCGCTGCCCTCTGGAGGCACGGTGGCGCCAATGTAATGCAGATAATCTACAATGCTATGTTTCGTTGCGTCCATGCATAGCCTGCTTAATTAAATCCAGCCATACTTTGGCTGGCATAGTGCAATACCATTCGTTAACATCTTTAGTTCCTTTTTTCTTATGGAGGACAACACCTGTCCAACCTTGGTCGTTAATCATTTCTACTTCTAGTTCTTTAATCCAAGTGCTAAGGTCTAATTTAACATGGTTCTTAACTTCTATGGTTACTCCATTGACTCCTGCTATATCACCTCTGTCTAGGTGACTGCCTGCTAGTCTGCGTTCTGCGTATGGAAAACCATTATCTTTTAACCAATTAACTGCTGGGATTTCTCCGCCTTGTGTACCTTTGCGCTTGGCTGCACTACTCATTGGTCCATTATTCCCTCTTGTTGGTATCTAACTGGAACATCTTCTAAGTACATAGAGTCTGGATTGAATGAGAGACTAACATAGTTACTACCTGTTTGGTCTGCTCTGCCATATCTATTCTTAACTGGGGCTACACACAAGTATGTGTCATCGCCCTGTTTCATCTGACCAATAGTTAGAACCATTGCTGGAATCTGATTGACCATACCCTGAACCGCACTGCGTGGCTGACATGGATAACCATCAAAGCCTTCCTTTGTGTGGTGCAGAACTAGTACTGCTGCGTTGGTATCTCTGGCTAAGTACTTGAGTTCTTTCATGACTGCACGCATTGCGCCGAACTCATCGTACCCATCCATCGCTACATCCATAAGGTTGTCTACAACAATAAGTGTTGGACTCTTACCCCATACCGTTTCAAAGGCTGAGACTTCATCATCTAAGTCTTTAAGTGTAGGGCTAGATTCAAACGACCAGAACAAATGATTGTTCAGTTGTAGTATCTCATGTGATTTAGCAGGATTGTTTTTAATTAATAGTTCTGCTGTTGCCTGTGTCATCTTGCCACTCATGGCAATCAAACGCATAGCCATCGTATGTGCATTGGTATCTGCTGAAAAGTAAAGTGTAGGATGTTTTGTTTTCACAGCAATAGCCAATGCAACTGACGACTTACCTGCACCTGGAGTGCCTGCAACTACAGTTACTTCTGCTCTACGCAGAATAATTCCTGCTCTCTCAAACGCTGCAAAGGCAGGCGGAAGTGGTTCTCCGCCTACCTCTGCTTTGTTTATAGAGCGTCTAAGTGTTTTCACTTAATCTGTTCTGGAACGAATGTGTTCCACTCTGGTGACTGAACCACAACATACTGGTTCTTGCACTTGTCGAATGCACCCTTAGGTGCTGGGCAGAAGTAACCCTTGTATGGCTTACCATCTTTACCCATGCCTTGAATTGCTGTCATCTTTCCGTGTGCACAAGCACGACCACCAAGTGTTGCCATTGGTGCTGGCTGTGCATATTCCTGTGCAGGAATGGTTGTTCCTGTTTCAATGATGTTGCCACCTAATGCGGCTGCAACTGATTGTGCTGTTGGTGCTGGTGCTACTGGTGCTGACGCACCCCGCACTGCTGTCTCTAGTTCCTGTGCTGCAGATGCAATTGCTGCAATTGAATTGGCAACAATCTGGTCTAGTTCGTCTCCGCTTTCTGCTCGGACTGTAACTAAACTACCTGCTGTAGTTTTTACTGTGATACTGATGGGTGCTTCTGTGCTAGGCACTATCTTCTCCTTGCTCAAATGGAGTGGCCAAACCCTTTTGGTCTCGCCACTTTCTTACCTTCATCGCAAACTGTACACCTTTCCATCCTTCTTTGATGTCAATCCATACAAGTTTGCATGTTCCTGTCCCTGCTGGGGC